ACGATGAAAATATGGATTATGAAACATCATTTCCGCAATACGGTATTCACCCGAGATGACGGAAAATTACGCAGGGACAGTATGGTACTCATTCCGTTGGAATGAAGGCGATAAATTAGCAGGGAGGAAACTATGGAAGAGGGAGAGAGAATGTCAAACCGCATAAGGTTTGTTGAAGATATTGGCAAAGAAAAGCCAATTCGGGGAATACTGAATTATCAGGTATTCAAGAACGGCGCGCTGATTGAGGACGTGAAGGGGCAGAACCTTATCTTGAACGGCGCGAGAAATCAAATGGCGCATCTCATTGCCGGGGACGTTACGAACCGCAATATAACAAAGATTGCCGTAGGCGTGAATGGTACGCCGCCGATTGTTACCAATACCACGATCACCGGCGCTTTTATTAAAAATCTTGACGGCTTTTCTTTTCCGGCGATGGGGCAGGTGCAGTTTGATTGGAGCTTGGGAACAAACGAAGCGAATGGGATGTCCATTATCGAATTTGGTCTCATGTCGGAGGACGGGACGCTTTTCTCGCGGCGTATTCGGGAAGATGAAGACGGAAACCCGATAAATAAGCCCATTAACAAGGAAAGCGACATATCCATTATAGGGCAATGGATAATCATATTCTAGGGAGGGAATTATGGCTATAGAAACATTTGATGACAATTTTATCGACCTTAATGAACAGCCTGAATGGGCTGATAAGGTTCATGGGTTCGCATTGGGGAGCTGGGTGCAGGGCGGCGCCAACGGGGTAGACAACGTTCCGATTAAAGAGCTGGCGAACCGCACAGTTTTTTTGAAAAAGGAAGTTGATAAACTCAATGAAGTGGTGGAAGCTGGTGAAGATTCCGGTGATATAGACCTCGAAGCGATTGTGAACGCCGTCATTGAGCGTCGCTACCCTGTCGGCTCCAGCTACATCCAGGCAATGAACGACCCCGACCCGATAGAAGCGGGCTTGCCTGGACAATGGAAAACGGGCTTGGCTGTCGGCTACAGGGTCACGTCGGCGGCGCTGCCGACATACACCCCGTATCAGCAAGGCATGAATCTCACCGCTAACCAATATGTTTCCTGGCACTTGCCTGGCGCGAGCCATGAACTGTGGAAAGCAAAGGCCGCGATCACCGGCGCAAGCGAACAGCTTGACCCCGTACTCTTTGAGAAATTTGTGGAAGGCGACATCGTTGAGCGCCGCCACTTGCAGGCGTGGATCGATGATGACTTTGCGTTGGGCGACACAATCCCAGACGGCGAACACGCGGGAAAGCGGGTTGTAGAGGTCATCAGCTTGGGCGGGACGTTCCCCAGTTATGAAGGCGGAAACAGACCACCCTTCTTAACAGGCGGGATCGCAGGGGACGTGCAGAGACCTATAATAGGCGATCCAACAACGGGTGTAACTTTTGACAATACTTCTCCTTTCGTATCAACCGATAGAAACGTGTTCTTTCTTTCGTCTTATGCTTATCAAAATATACCCGGTAATAGTACACAAACCCGTTTCAGGGCAGGCTTTGATATTGGCCGCCAAGTCCCTGTCGGCCCTGAAGGAAGTAACCGTACCGCAACATGGCGCGAATGGCGGCGCGTGGCCTAAGCTACCCTGCGCCAGTAACGACAGGAAACAGTGCGAGGGGCGTTTTCCGGGCCGGTGGGGACAACACTGGAAGCTCTAAATATTATGTGACCGGTTTTCCACGTTGCGCTTGCGCCAAAATTATGCGTGACTGAACTTTCACAAATTGTATCCTTAAAGCAACCGGCAGATACGGCTATCGTGCCGTTAGATGTATCTCCCTGTATATCTCTTATCGCGTCACCGGCAATGCCGCCCTGAATGAAGGGNNGAAGGGTGATCTAAAAGTGACAGAAAGTAATTAATTTTTAATAATATTCAAACTAACCGCAAGCATGAGGGCGGAATAATAAAACGATACGGCGAACAAAAGCCGCCTGTCGTAATTATCGGATTGTAAAATTTTAACGGCAAGAAATCCCCAGCAGAAAAGATATAAAAGGATTATGGCAGAACAAATAACGCCGAAAATATGATTTTCAAAAAACCCTGACAGCCGTTCTTTACGAGACTGTGGAACCGGGTCATCCCACCGTATCACTCTCCACTGTTTGAAGTTTGGTGTCATCGGGAAGTCAAAATCAGGTATATCCATTTTCGGTTCAGCTTCCATTTAACCTATTCCCTCCGACATAAGACGGGAACATTCCTTTTTGGATGTCATCATCAAAATGGCAGTTTTCCCTTAATGACATCATGCTCCGGTTTCTCATGGCATACGCCTTGTCTAACTGCCTTTTCGCCTTTCTCACATAATAATTTGATAGCCGTTTGCGAATTTGCGGTTTGATTAAACAAGCCAGTTTGTAAACTGAAAAATCAATAAGCAGGCCAATTATTATGCCTAAGCCTATCTTTATGATTATCACGGATTGCCCCCCTTATTTTTACGCGGAAAGTTTATCCTGTTTCTGTTTCCGGAGCCTTTTGATCTCCGCGTTTATTTCGGTAAAGTACCGCTCGTCTTCTTCATCTGCCGTGCCGTCAAGTTTAGCGCGGGTACTGCGCTGTATCCTGCGTTCGGCGTCGTCAATTGCCGACTGTATCTCGGCGACTTCCTGGTCTTTTTTCGCTTTCTCTTTCTTCGCCTCATCCACCACCCACTTCTTTTTCTTTTCGTCAAAGTATTGATATTGCTCGTTTTCCAGCGGCGGTTCCTGCGTGTAGTCGTCACCGGGGCTTAGCGCGTCTATATTGTAAATCTCCACGTCCTGCTTTTCGCGCTTTTTATGATACCACTTTCCTTTTGCTGATTTTTTGCCCTGCTTCTCCAGGTACTCCTCATCGTTCCGCCTGCGGGTGAGGTTCCCCTCCGCGTCCGCCTCGTACCTGTCCAATGATTCTTCCGCTGTCACGCGGCAAAAGGCTTTGTGCCATTCCAGATTTTCCGGGACAGGCTTGTCGCCTTCCCGCGCCGCCTGCACCCTGCCTATCTTCCCGTTTTTCTTCGTGATCCAAGTCACGCTTTTAATTTCTTTCATTTTTCCCCTCCGCTAAAATTATCGTACCACATGTTAATAGGATTGTCAAGATTATTTGTCAATTTTCGCGTCAATTTTAATCCACCCTTCGGATCGGGCGTACAACTGGGAAGGATTGCAGATATATTCGGCCAGATAGGGGAAACAGCTTATGGCATATATGTTGAGGGCGGTAACATTGATGCAACTGGCGCGTTTAAGGGTTATTATACATCGGGGTACCGCTACGGCGGCCCCGGCGCTTCTTCATCAACCATATATGATTTTGCAGCCTCCCGCGTAGTCCCCACCGGCCCCGATGTAGCCGGTACGAATATCTCTATGCGCGAATGGAGGCGAGTCGCATAATAAAGACCCTTCCTGACTGGCGGCATTGCCGGGGATGTACAAAGATTAATTACTGGATATACATCTTCTTACGTTCAGAACGGCAATTACTACTCTTCAGGGGTTTTTAATGACAGATCAACAGGACAATATGGCGCCGCTGCCGGGCAGAATTATATTCTGACGCAAAATTATTTCGATAATTGCCGCGTAGTCCCCACCGGCCTGGAAGGAAGCGTCCGTACTCTCTCCGAGCGTTACTGGCGCAGGGTGGTTTAAGCAACGCGCCTCCAATAGCGGCAGGAGAGGGTACGGACTGAATTTTCTAAGCCGGTGGGAACGACGCGATCCGAGGAGAAATTAAAGCTGTAAAATCCTCCGGCATTGTTATCAAAAGCCCCACCAGTCGTCTTATAACTTGCCCTTAAAGCGCCAGTACTAGCATCTACAAAGCGATACAGACCGCCGTCTATTCCTCCCACAACCGGCCTACTTACATCCCCTGCCACGCCGCCCTGAATGAAGGGTGGTTCTATTTCGCCACCACCGGAAACAGCTTTTTCAGCTTCCACTTCGTAAGCCGCTCGGCCTTAAAAACCCTCACCGTCCCCCGGTGTACCCCGAAATGCTTGCCTATCTCCACGTTGTTCTTGCCCTCGCGGATCATCTTTCTGATCTGTTTTTCCTTCCCGGTGAGCTTCACCCTCAGCTTCCTTCCCGGCCTGCCGCCCAGTATCTTGCCCTCGGCTTTGCACCTCGCCAGCGCCTCCTTCGTCCGCTGCGAGATAAGGTTGCGCTCGATTTCCGCCGACAGCCCGAACGCGAAGGCAAGCACCTTGCTCTGGATGTCGTCGCCCAACCGGTAGCCGTCTTTAATCGTCCACACCTTTATCCCGCGATTCATGCAGTCCGAGAGGATAGACATGATCATGAAAAACGACCTGCCCAGCCGGGACAGTTCGGAGCAGATGATTAAGTCGCCTTCGGTGACGGTTTTGAGCAAGCCGCCCAACTGCCTTTTTTCAGGGGCTTTCGTGCCGCTGATCGTCTCCTGATACCACTTATCAATCTTAAGTTTTTCACCTTTGCAGAACCGCTGTATTTCAAACCGCTGGTTTTCCACCGTTTGCTTGTCCGTGCTGACCCTGATATAACCGTATACCATAATTCCCTATAATTTTAATTTCGTCATAAATTGATTTTTTGAATTATTCAAATAAATAAAAGACGTTTGTTTTTTTGCTTGAATAGATTATTTTTCCCTTGACATCTCATTTATTGTAGTATATATTTTATAGCGTAAATTAGGTTGGCTAACCGAATACGCGGAAGCCCTCTATGTCGATACTTGGAAAGGTGTCGCCATAGGAGGCTTTTTTTATGGCCAAAAAGTTGGGGAGGAAAGAATTGCTCTTATTACAGGCGCAACCGGCTGATTTATCATGGCTACCTCAAA